AGGAATCACGAATATTCACCATGTTTCCCACCACCTCATCCATTCAGAATGTTGAAGTCTCGTAACTTCTGCAAAAGCGCATTAAAATCGTTTTTCAAAGCCGTTATATCCATTGCTACTGAATCACTTTGCGCCACCGTTCCGATCGCTGTGCCATCGCCAAACTTGACCGTTCCGCTAAATGTCACGTTGCCTGTTACCGTTCCGATAGACTTCACGTTTTCACCGTCTAAATTGCCGTTTAACAGCCATTCTAGTTCCCTTTGCAGTCTTGCCATTGCGTCTGCAATGTCGCGCGTAGAAGCGTTTTCCGGCACGTTTACGTTCAATCTCACTATTGGCATAATTCACCTCATGAAAGCGGAAGAACACGCGCTTCACGAATCAGTTCGTGAATCGTCACTTGTCCCACACCACTCAATTTTAAGCGCAATACTTTTGCGTTTGGCGCAACTGTTGTCCGTATCGGTATGCGCACATTTGTCAGTGCTGTGCCATTGAAGTTCTGCACATAATCAAAATCACTTGCCTGATTGCCTGTTTCCTTCTTACTGATGTAGGCATGAACCAATACACCTGTTGTCATGTCTGCCGTCAACCATAAACGATTGAAGCGCAAACGCTGTGCAAGCGCACCTGTATTGAACGGCTTTGACACCCATTCCCAAGCAATAGCATTGTTGCTCGCACCGTATTCGTACACAAAACCGTTTGTCGATAAGAAGGAAATGTTGTTCGCATTGAACATCATGCTCTTTACGTTCAAACCGTTCCACTCGTACCAGACGTTGTAGACACTGTGCCAAACAAGCAGCACATCGTCACCAAGACTGACAAACAAGCGTTTGCCATCTGTCTCCACCGAACACTTTGCAAAGTTGTTCAAATTCCAATTCACACGGTCAAAATAACCGTCTACCACTTCACTGATTTTGCGCGGCCTTCCGCCTGTGTACGCATACACGCCTTTTTTGTCTAGAAAATACGTCACACCTTCAAGCGTAGCCACTGACTTGTGATTCACGCACCCAATGTCTTTGGCGACTTCCACCGCGCTAAAATTAGCAGGTGTATTGCCAAACAGTTCGTACATGGAGTTGCGTCTGAATATCGTCAGTTTTCCGTTTCCTGCCTTGAGTGCCGTGATGATGTCATCGTTGTTTGAACCAAGTTCAATTTCATCCGTCACGTTCGGTGAAGTGAAGTCATTCGGCAGTCCGTAGTCGCTCACATACAATTTGTTGCCATACGCACCGAAAAAGCGGTTGTCATACGTTTCGATCGCATGAAAATGCGCAGGTATCGCAATCGTACTCGATGCGTTTCCGTCAAGCGAAAACATGGTTGGCAATCCCGAAAGCGTCACGCCAACAGCAGGAATACGCACCACATACACCTTGTCATTCCATACGGCGTAGTCAATGTCTGCAAAGCCTGTTAAGAAAGCCGTATTGATTGTCGGCGCAATCGAACTCCATAACGGCGGAGTGCCATATGAATACATATAAATTTTTTGTTCCAATGCACTAAATCCATACGTCAAACGAAACTGTCCTGCATCAAATGAACGTGTAATGCCTGCAACCGCAACAAAACTCGGCGATGTCGCGCCAACTTGCGCCACTGTCGGTCTGACCGTCATGGCAGGAAACAAGTCTGCGTCAAGGTTTTTCGCCACGGTCGCATACCCTTCATTAGCCGTGTACTTGTCCATTGTCGTCAAGCCTTTGAACTCTTTCAGCACTTGCAGGTTCTTCCTGCCCATGAAAGAAAAGTATTCCATCAGATTACCCTCCTATCACAATCACCGTGTACTGATTTGTTGTCGGAGCCTGCGCAAACTTCACTTTCACGCTGTTGTCGTTCACAATCTCAACTTCCGCAAGCACAATCTCAAAGCCGTCTGTCTCATGCACCTGCACAATCACCTTTGGAGAGTTGAAATTGTGCGTCACTGTAAACTCTAATGCACTCCCGTTGCCAACCATCTGCGAGTAGACAAACGCTTTTGGTGCAATATTTTCAGTAGAAAACAGACTTTGAATCGCTTCTGACACAATCATCCCCACCATTCCTCTCTGATTGTCGCTGGCACGTTCGGCTTGTTGTACTTCAAAAACTCGTCCAAAAAGTAGTTGTACTGCGCCGCATATCCGTTCGCCGCGTCAAAGTCTTGAAAGTTTTCCGCAATCTCTTTACACGCGCCGTACACCAAGATGTTCTGAAACTCCTCGTCGATTTCAGGAACCATGCTTGTCGTCGCCCAATTCAACGTAGCAGGAATGTGATAATGGAATATCGTGATTTTTGTGTTCGCAACTTGCTCTGGCACAATGCCGTATTTCCCGTCCACGTAAAAGTAGTACATCGCACCTGTCTCGTCCGCAATGTCCTTGTACGGGTAACTCATGCCGTCTACAACGAAATCACGAATGTCGCCCGGTCTGATGATTTTTCCAAAATGCGTGTCGTCATACCACTTTTGCCCTGCAATCGTCGTGATTTCCGTGCGCACCAACTTCTTGAAAATGCGGAACACGCGCTTTTGTATGTCGTCCATTTTCTTCACAACTTTATCGTTAGGCATCCCGTGCGGATATTTCTCTTGAATCTCACTCACCAACTCTGTCAGTGTCACGTCAGACACCTCCGTTCATTAACAAAGTCCCGCGTCTTTTGCAATCTGCGCGATCGGTTCAGGCACTTCCACTTCTTTTCCGCGATGAATCTGATAACGATACCCGTTCAATACAATTAGTTCAGACGGCCATTCCACTTGTTTGCCAGACGCTTCAAGTGCTTCGAGTTTTTGACGCTCTTCCATCGGTAAATGAATCTTGATTTTCACTTTCGGTAATGTGTTCAGGTATTGCCCAAAACTCATGGTCTCTCTGTCAATCTGCGTATCGGATGTTGGTGCTGTTTTTGCTGTCGCCATAAATAAAATCCTCCTTATAAATGAAAAGAAGGGAGCGTTTCGCTCCCTTCCCTTGATGCCTTACTTACTCGCTATTAGTTCGATGCGCTGTGACGGATTTGGACCATCGCCGCTTGTTCCAAAACAACTGCGGTGAAGTATGCTTTCCAGCCTGTTGTCGCACGTTGGTTCAACGGGTCTGCTGTTCCTGCCGAGCCGTGTGGCTTGATGATGTTTTGTACCGCCGAAGAACCTGCAACGTCAACTACGCCAAATGCGTTCGCGCCCACAACGATCGTGCTGTACACTTGTGCGGAAGATACGCCGACACCACCAAAAGTGTGTGCGTTTGGCGATTCAACAAAGCGTACTCCGTACAATTTGCCGATTTCACCGTTGAAGATTTGCGTTGAACCTGCGTATTGCGAAGCGTTCACCCATGCGTTGTCACCTTGAAGGTCATAGACTGCATTCGGATGCACAATCGCGATGTAGTAACCGTCAGCAAGAGGTTTCGCTTTACCGTTTTTCAATGTGCGGATAGCCTTGCGAATTTCAGTAACCGTCAAAACATCAGCAGCCGCAATCGTTGCGTTCGATGTTTTTCCGTTTGCAAATTGAAGGTTTGTACCGCTTGTAACAAGCGTGTTGCGCGTAATCACATCAAGTGTTTCCGCAGCCTGTTCACCCAAAACGTCTGCCATTTCATCAAGTACAGGGTCAATCGCAACCATGTCAAGTACATCGGACACTTCTACGAAGTTACCGTATTGGTTTGGCGATGCTGTGATTTGCGTGATGTTGATGTTTGAACCTGTCGGCGTAGTACCTTCTGTCAAAACCGTAGTCGCAGGGTTCAACGATGTGAACTTGCGGAAGTTGATGTTTTTACCGCCCATTTTCGGAATCGGACGTTTTTGACCGAATTGAAAGTGAACAAAGTTCGATACCAAGCGATCGAGTAGTTTTTTGTCATAATACGTTTGAATCGTAGGTGAAATGTCGTTGCCTGTTCCGTTTAGTAATGTTGTTTGTACTGGTGGCATTGTAGTCACTCCTTAATTTTTGTTTAGAATGTGATGCGCTCTCCGCGCTGGACACGCGCCGAAATGTCTTTCAACTGCGCGCTTGTTAGTGCGTTCACGTCAAACAACTGTTCGCCCGGCTTGTCGATGGACGACATGACCTGCTTTTGGTCTCTGTTCGCCACGTTTGCTAGGGTTTGCTGTTCGACTTGCTTGAGTTTGTTGTGATGCGTTGTCAGAATGTAGGCATCTTCAAGTTGATAGCCTTTCTGAATCGCCATCTCGAACACTCGGTCTTGCACTTGCTCAAAGTCGGGATATGCCGATTTGAGGCGTAACACTTCTGCGTCAATCTGACGCTCCATCTCTGCCTGTTTGAACTGTTCACGCTCTTGCTTGAGTTGTTCCAACTCGCTTCGCATTGGTTCTAGATATTGCCTGAACGTATCAGTATCCACTCCAATTCGTTGTGCTTCCTCTTCCAAGCGTCGCTGTTGTTCCATCTCTTCAAAAGCCGTGATGAAGTCCTGCGGATTGTCGAAACCCTGCCTTTTTGCGATGCGCTCAATGTACTGTGCCTGCTGGCGTGTCTCTTCAAGTTGCTTTTGCACCTTGTCGTAGTTGTAGCCTTTTTGCAGGTACGTCTGACGCTCACTGACGGGAATCTTCACTTCCTCCTTGTTGTAGCGGATGATGTCGTAATCCTCTTGCGGTGTGGTGTCCGCGATCGGCTCCCCTTCACCCTTTCCAACATTCGTGACCTCTTCAGCACTCACTTCTTGAGACGTTTCTTGCTCGGTGACATTTTGGTAGATGTCGTTTGTTTCCATTGTTTTTGCTCCTTCCGACTATGGTTGGTCGATGTTTGGTACTGCGTTTTCTTGCAACAAAAAAAGCAACCTATCCAACAAGGGATAAAAGTTGCCTGATAATATCTTCTTCACTCATGCCCTGCTCCAACATTGCATCAATCTCTGCCTGTATTTCAGGCGGAGCGTTCTGATACATCATGTCGAAATTCGGTTCGTTTTGCCCTGTTTCCGCCATTGCAGGCTCTTGCATAGGTATTTGCTCTTGCGGTGGCATTTGTGCGCTCTGCGGTGGCATTTGTGCGCCCATTTGCGCTTGTTGTTGCATCATACTTTCCTGTTCTCGAAGCCTTGCTACAATTCGGTCTTTGTTCGGCAAGTTCTCTTGCAACTCTACATACTCACTCGGAAGCAGTACGCCTTGTTGAAACAAGTCCGCAGCCAACTGACTGATGTACGCTTTTGTTGCAGGTGTGCCGTTGTCGCCACTAACCTTGATGTCAAAATCTATCTCTTGATACGGCGTACTGTTGAATACCATGAACTTGTAACCGCCGTTGTTGGTGTCCACTCTGATAAACCTGTCCTCGGTGTAAAACTCTTTGATGAGTTCAATCATCTGCTCATAAACTTCGCGAATTGAGTAATAAAGGTTTCGCGCGATGCCTTTGATTGGAATTGAACCTTGCTCTTGTAGCATTTGTATAGCAGCCGCCGCCGTGACGCTTCCCGGCGTTTCCCCTGTGTTTGCATCGTAAACGCCTCCGATACGCTCCATGAACCCTGTCAGCAAGTCAATCATTTTGTAAATGTCAGACGACAACTGCGGTGGCTCCAGCCACCTCACGCTGTTGTTCACGTCTTTCACCTTCCATATCTGACCGGGCTTTGCGCTCCACTTGTTTTCGTCAATTCCGCTATTCATCGCAACCAAACTGATCGGGTTCGATGTAAGAAACGCATTCGTTGTCGGGAGTTCCACCATCTTGTTGAGCAACTTCTGATTGTTGATGATGTTCCGTATCTCACTGATGCCCATGATGCTCTTGCGGTTCTTTTTCGCCACAAATGGCACAAAAGGGTATCTACCATGTTTGTAGACACCCTCAATATGTTTTAATATTCGCCCGCCTGCTGCATAAATCACGTTAATTGTGTTCTTTTCCCTGTACCAATACTCAAAGTAGTTCACGCGCTCCGAGTTCGTGTTGCGTTCGGGTCGGTTGTAAATCTCGGTCTCAAACACTTCTTCAGGGTCAACATCCACACCCCATGTTTCCTTTATCCACTGCACCGTTTTCGGCACGGAATAAATGACGTACCTGCAATCTTCAATTCTTGTCGCCTGCGGGTCAAAGTAAATGTTCGACGGGTCTGGTGATTCAATGCAAATGTCACCGATGTACACATTTCCTTTTGTCGGGTCCCCGCCTCGTATCGTGTTATCCCAATACACTTTGAACCATGCCACGTCAAGCAACAAGCCTGTCCGCACCACTTCGTCGATTCTCATGTCCAAGTCCACTCGGTTCGCCACCACGTCCGTCAGTTGCGTGAAAATCTGCGCAATCTCGGCATCCTCTTCCGTTGTCGGAAGTATCACGCCCGTCGGACGCTGATTTGTAATCTGCGGTGCTTTTTGGTCGATGATGTACGCCACATAGTTCACAACAGGGTCTGGTCGCCATGACGCTCGTTGCTTCGTCCAATGCTTCGCCATGTAAAAATCGTCATACTCTCGCCAGTCATTGTGATACGGTGAAAGCGTTGAGAATGAGTATTGAAAGTCTTTTTTAACTTTTGCGTATAGCGATTTTTCGTCCATCTGCTTCATCCACTCACCTCCTTATGCGTACAAATACGCCCAGCCTGTAATTGAACCGCTAGCAGGCACTAACGCTCTGACTTGCAACTCGTATGTTGGTGTACCGCTTTGGAATGAATACACCGTTTCAGGTGTGACTTCTGCCCAAGTTCCGTTACCTCTACGCACTTCATATACGATACCTGCCGATGAAGAATCACCAACCACAATGATGTTTCTAACTGTTGATATATCAGCAGGTTCTACTGTTGATGTGAGATAAGCAGGTGAAACTGTCGTGTTCGTAAACACGCCTGAACTGTAACTGAATGTCGGTGAATATGTTTGTACACCTGCGTCTGTTTGAAACAAGTCAATCATCATGTTTTTATAACCAAACCTGTTTGCAGTTGTCAGCGTGCTTATCTGCAAACCGAGTTTCAGAATGTTGATTTGCATCGGGTAAATATCGCTAACCGTTACCACGTTCTTCACGTTTGCTACATACTTCTGAATCTTTGGCACACTTGCTATTGTGTTATTTCCTGTGCCTTTATTCAAAGTGGCTTTTACTCGAAGTTGAGAACCGTATTGCCCTTCGGGAAATTCAACTGTCCATGCAGGTGTTGTGCTTGCACTTATTGTTTGCCAATTGTCACCAAGTGATGCTACTTCCCAAGCGATACTGTTACCAGAACCAACGTCTTGCGTCACGTCTAATGTCACACTTTTTACAATGCGATCTGTGACTAAT